ACGCAAATTTATCCGTGACGGCAATGTTCCGGGTGATATTACATCTTATGACGCGTGCAATTTCTTTCTTTGCACGACTGGTATGCCCAATACCGATGCCATAGGAAAGCTCTGGGTACACTATTCCATAGAGCTCCATGTCCCCCAAATCATTGCTGCCGTACCTTCGTCTGCATGCTTCTTCTATGCTGGAGAGAACGATGTCAAAGAGTTCGTGACCGATAACGTCGCGTACAATCTTCGACCACCCGTGATCCAGAATACTTTTGGCGCCACCTATGACGTTAAAACCGGCGATATCCTCTTGCCGAAAGGGGTTTATCTCGTCCGCTTTAACGCCACATTCGCCCACGGCTCTGCCGCTGCTGGCGAATTTCGGTTGTACCTAGCCACACTTGGCTCCACGGTCGCCGGCTCCCAGATGTCTATGAACCCAAATGGATTGGCAACATCGTCACTCTCGTCTCAAGGCTATTATGTCTCGGACGGTGCAGTGCCGCTGAACGTCACTCTGTTTGCCGCCTTCGCGTCTGGTAATAACACACTTTATGACTCTAATATAAGCATAATTTGTGTATAGATAATCCCATCCAACTACGGCTCCAACCGTAGCATCCTTCCTCTCTTATTTTTGTGGTTGGCGCGCAGGTCTTTTCGCAATGCGCATTGCAAGCTGAAGCAATGTTTCTGCCATTGATCCGCGCCAAGCATCATAGTATATTATGAGCGCCTCCCCCGCGCTTGGGGGCTTATGTTATGTCGAACCTTAAGAAATTCGACGTACACGGAGGTAACCATCCTGACTGCTTAGCAGGTGGCCCTCAAAGCTTCGGTACTTCCAGTGTACCCCCCTTGGACAAGGTTAAGGTGAAAGGTAAGGTGTGCGAATTTACGCCCTTATCCCACGCACTCCCCAAGGCCAGCAAATCTGGAAAACCTCTTGTCAAGGCAACGCCTTCAGCAAGCGCTGCCAAAAACAAGAAGGTGCCCTCGAAGGGCGGAAATAAGGAGAAGAAAGCCAAGACTCAGAAGAAGAAGGGACCGTGGAAAACCAACACGGAGGCCCTGACCGGCGGCCCACCATCCCCAGAGGAAGGTGAGTCGTATCCTGAGCCGATCGCGAAGATCAAGGAGTGTCGACTCCTTGATTGTATGATCGCCGGTCATTACCATCGCCGCCCAAAGAAAGTCGGGGCGAAGAGCACAGGTTTGGACGGCGCTGCCAGACGCGCCGCAGAGAAGACCAAGAAGTTGAGTTGGTTCCTCTGTCAAACTGTAGCTGCCCATACGTGTGTGGTTGACACGTGCCACGGGCACAACCCCCAGCAGACCATTGGCAATAAGTGGACTGTCGCCTATGTAACTAGGCTCAACACCTCCTTTGAGGGTCTCCCCCTCAAAGATTTGTATGGCGCGGTAGCAATACCTGTGACCCACCCACTGGATGAGAAGATCTCACCGGTGGAGTCAAATGTTGAGCTTGAGGACATGGTCGAGATGTTCGCTGATGTCAATGCCTGTGAAGAGGTTGACAACTCTACCGCCCCTCTGGAGGCGAAGACCACTGCTGTGGTGACCCCCTCCCCCCAAAGCAAGCCCAAGAAGCATGTGCTGGTG